TATTTGCGTTCCCATCTGACGCTTGGATGTCGTTTCCTCCGACCTTGAGATCACCTCCTGTCGCGACCACGCCACCACCGCCGATGGTGATCGCATTGCTGGTGGTGGTGACACCCGTGAAGATATTTTTTGCCTCGTCAGCGTCTGCCAGGATGTGACCGCCGAAAGTCACGTCACCCGTGAGGGTCGAGACTCCCGATGTCGTTAGCGTTCCGGTGATGAAGAGACCTGTTGCAGAATCGAACCAGAGATTGCTCGATGCTCCGAAAGCGCCGGCGCTGTTGACCTGAACTTGATTGTTCGCTCCTGCGGCTGCAGACGAACCCACTGCGCTCTCAGTGCCGCCCGCATTCTTGAAGTAGAGAGTGCCGGCCCTGGCGTAGATGACGGCCTCGGTAGCGCCCGCCGTGGGAGCAGCAGCCACATTCTTCAGGAAGACCGAGCCGGTGAGTTCCGCGGGTCCGTTTATTGTCGCCTTCCCACCGACCTGGAGGGCGCCGGAGCCGCTGATGATCCCCGTTACGTTGCCGAGGACGACCTGCGGGTTTCCGCTTCCGTCCTTGAGGGTGACCGAGCCCGTTACCGTGAGGGGCTGTTTGAAGATTCCTGCCGCGGCCTCGGTGAATGAGTCGTGGCCGTGGATTCTCTTGATAGCGGAGGCGATATTCGATAGGATGCCCCCGATGTCAGATAGGTTTGCCGAGCCTGTTGCTACGGCACTGTTCTGGTCCGTAATCTGCCCGGTACCAGTCCCGAGTGATCCCGTGATCTGTGATAACCTGAGTTGAGTTGCCTGTGGCATGTGTCACCTTTTGCTTGTCTACCGGACTGGGTCATTGCCCATAGAGTCTCTTCTTCAGGAGTCTCATCGAGGAGTCGAACTTCGAGTACTCTAGCCTTACGTATTCAGAGACGAGTGAATCGGTGTCGAAATTCGTGGAATCGAAGAGGAACTCGAACCTCTTTCCTCCTCGGTTAGACTCAAGGAGTGGGACGCCTTTCATGACAAGAAATGCAGCTAGCGTGATGTCGCTGGTGAAGTAGGTCCTCAAGACGCTCTCTCATACGTGGCGTAGAACGAGGATTCTGACACGAACTCTGTGAAGTTGAGAGTCAACGTGTCACCCGAAACTGTGAAGTCTTCAGCTACCCCCTGCTTCAGCAGTTGACCGTTCATGAACAGCATCACCGAGGACGACGGGCTGGGGGCGTCGACGAGGACTGCTTCGTAGCTGGGTCCGACAAGGCTGAAGGAGACAGCTTCCATCAGCGTGTAGTACCTGATAACCGCTACAGCCGGAGCGTATGAATAGAGAGCAAGAAGCGATGAGCCTGTGTCAGGCGCATCGACCGCTGGCTCGAATGTCACCGTGGTTGAAGCGAGCGTGTAGTCGTATCCGGACCCCTGGCTCAGCAGCAACCCGTTGTAGAAGAGCATGAGGGATGACGAGGGACTCGGAGCGTTTGCGAGCGTGAATGTCTTGTTGGAACCGTCTACGGTTCCGCCTGGAATTTCTGCGAGTGACAGTTGGGTGGTGACCCCAGCTGTCGAGGAGATTGTCACCGCACCGGACGACCCCGTGGCAATAGTGACATTGGACCCGGCGATGAGGTACGGAGTGCCGTCAGAGAGCGTGGTGAGAGAACCTGATAGGCCTTGTTCGAATTTCACGGGTCCCGTGAAGGTCGAGCCTGAAACCGTAGCGACCACTGAGTCGCTTATTGACAGTGTGTATGAAGAGCTTGCACCACCGTCAGTGGCGAAGAGTCCTGTCCCGGGCGTGAACGCCCTCTCGTTGCTGAGTGAGGATGTCGTGGAGAGTACGAGGTATGAGGCCCCGGCGTCTGCACCTGCCGCAGTCGAAGAGATCGTTATCTCTCCGCCTGATCCCGTCACCAGAGATATGCTGTTACCTGCTACGAGGTAAGGGTTACCGTTGGAGAGACTAGTGAGTGATCCTGAGAGACCCTGTTGGAATTTCGCCGGACCGGTGAAAGTAGATCCGCTTATCGTTGCAACGACATCGTCTCTTACCGAGACGGTGAAGTTTCCGCCTGAACCCGCGTCATTAACCTTGATACCTGTTCCGGCAGTGAAGACCCTCTCGTTGGTGAGAGAGCCCGTCGCAGAGAGGACGAGGTACTGGGCGTCGGGGTCTGCTGCGGCTGAAACGTCAGCAGAGATCTCGAGCTCACCGCCTGGGAGCTCCGTGATCGTGATGTTGTTCCCTTCGACAAGGTCCGCAACGACGACAAAATTGCCGAACCCATCCTCGATGATGTCAATACCCGCCCCGTGAGTGAGGACGAGAGCCTGCGGGAGTGAGGCATCTCCCGAGTGCAGGAGGAAGGGTGACGTGTTACCCACGAGACCGCTGCCCGCAATCGTCACTGCCCCGGAAGATCCCGTGGTAATGGTGATGTTCGAACCAGCGACAAGGTAAGGGTCACCGTTAGAGAGCCGAGTGAGAGAACCTGAGAGCCTCGTGGACACGAGATTCGTGGATCTCAGGTTTGAGGCGGTGACGGGACCGCTGAACTCTGCTCCCGTGAGGAAAGCCACGGCAGAGTCAAGGACCTTCAGCGTGTAGGAGCCGCCTGAACCCCCGTCGGTCGCGAAGAGTCCGCTTCCGATTGTGAGGGTTCTCTCATTGCTGAGACTGCCAGCTGAAGTAGAACCGACAACGAGGTAGTCTGCGTCAGTGGGAGCCCCGCCCACAGAAGGAGCAGCAATCGTAACCGAACCATCAGAACCAGTCGTGAGGGTGACATTCGTGCCAGCTCTCAGGTAGTCGTTACCTGTAGTGAGCTTTGTCAGCGATCCGGTGATGTTCGTCACCTGAATGACGCCGCCGGTGATGGACACGTTGTTCGAATTCTGAGTCGCTATCGTCCCAAGCCCCAGGTTCGTACGGGCGGTGGACGCGGAACCAAGGTCTGAGAGATTATTCGCTCGGAAAGCGTATGTTGTGTCGGCACCTGTCGCCGTGACTCCGAGGTTCGAACGTGCTGTGGCAGCGTCGGATGCACCGGTGCCACCGTCAGAAAGCGAGACGTCGCTACCGCCGACAACGTAAACGTCACTGCCGACGTCTATCACAACGGTCGAGTTTGCACCGTTGTCAGTGATGGTGATCCTGTCCGCTGTGCCTGCCAGCACCCTCTCTGAAGTAAGATCACCGTTAGAGGTTATGACTACGTACGAGGCGTTATCAGGAGCACCGCCAGATCCGCCACCCGTAGTCGCAATCTCAACTCCGCCGGCTCCTGTCTCAGTTACAGAGATTCCGGAGCCGGCGGTGATTGCAAGTGATCCGTCAGGCAGCTTGAGAGAACCAGAGACTCCCCCTTTCACGTAGAGGGAGCCGGTGACGTGGACGTCTCCCACCACCCTGACATCGGATGCCTTCAGACCCTCAATGCCGACATAGAAATCGTGCGGCGAGATAATTCTGACTATCTCGCCGGTTGACTTACTTTTCAGCGTGAGAAAATCTGTGTCCCTAGCTTCTTTCTTTGTAAGCTGGACGGGCATCTAGCGGTTTACCTCGCGCATAAATAGAAAATAGGCTCAGGTAGCAATACCCGAGCCCTATTCTAAAATATCTGATCGCGAAAGTTAGTAACCGTCTTCGAGGCGTCTCTTTATCGTTTTGTGCTTCTTCTTGTACGCTTCAAGGAGCTCGTTGGCGTCGACTCCCAGGAGGACGAGGACTGAGAAGAAGTAATTGAATGCGTCGACTGTCTCCTCGAGGAAGGCCTCCCTGTCAAAGTCAGGGAGGTGAGTCTGTCGATGGGGCTTCGAGTTCTTCAGGTGCTGGAGCGCCTCGAACATCTCCTCGACTCCTCGAAGTGCAATGTCCCTCACGTGGGCCTGATTGCGCTTCTCTGTCGGATCAATGGGCCACTGCGGGTAGACGTCAGGGATTCGGTCCTTCAGGGCCTCCATGAACTCTACACGGAGCCGGAACATCTCCTCGAGGGAGCACTCCTTACCGGGAGCCGAGCTCATTCGCAGTCTCCAGCATCTTCTGAATGGACTCCTCGAATCCCTTCAGGAACTCCTCATCAGGCTCAAGGATGTCACCGCTCTGGACGAGCCGCATGAGCCGCAGGTTATCGACGACATCGGTCCCAGTGAGGATTGCCATCTGAACAAGCCGCGCTATCGCGGAAATTGAATTGTCTGAGAGTCTCATTGTTTCTCCTGTCAAAATGTAAGCAGTCAGTCAAAGAAGTTTAGTGTTGGACTCGAGGAACCCACCATGTCGTCCGACCATCCTTTGTCTCCTGACAGACGACTTCCTCACCGTTGGGATCCTTCTTCCGACCGTAGACGAGCATCGTGTGCTTTCCGTTCTCTCCGTCGAACCCCTTGTAGGTGAGAATGGTGGAGCCTCCATTGAGGTAGGCGGTCTTGATGACCGACCTCACCGCTTCATGGAGACGATCGAGGTCATCCACCGTGCACTCTGACACGAGACGGTGTGGACTGAGCTTCGCCATCCAGAGAGAGTCCGCCTTCAGGTAGTTCCCGACACCGGAGACAATGCCCTGGTTCATGAGGGCCTCGGCAAGGGTGAGCTTGGGATGCTGCCACATCCGAATCTTGAAGTCGATCGGTTTCACGTTCTCATTGAGCATGTCAGGACCCAGTGAGAGGAGCTTGTCCTTCAGGGCATTCCGGTCGGTGAACTTTAGGGTGCCAAAGTTTCGGGCATCGTTGAAGTAGAGGTCTCCCTCGGATGTCTCGAACTTCACCCTTGCGTGTCGAGGGGTATTCGACCAGGCACCCGACATTCCCAGGGTATTGAAGATGACAGTGTCGGTTCCCTGGAATGTCCAGTAGATGAACTTACCCTTGCAATTCACACTCTCGATAGTCAGTGGGAACTGGACGTTGACAAGTCCCTCGATAGGCTTCTTGGTGTAGCGACCGGACAAGGGAGTCACCGACAGGAGCTTGTCACCCTCACCGAGGAAGCTGTTGATGGAACGGACAAAGTTTGCGACTTCGGGACCCTCGGGCATGGCGTCTCCCTAAAATTGATCACAGGTTTGCAGGCTTCCGTTGACTCGGAACTGGTACTTCGACTTTGCGCTCTCTGCGGTGTAGATGACCCACACGGGTCCTGTCCCCTCCCACACCTCGGTGGCTCCGACAAAGCCCGTCCTTCGGAGATCTCCCTGGTGATGGGCAGAGAAATTTCCTACCGCGGAGATGTAGTGGGGCTCATCACCCCAGAATCGACAGGTACCGACGAGGGTGTCGGCGAAAGAAAAGTTGAGCAAGAGATAGAGCGGAAACATGTCTTCTCTTCCTCTAGCTCGAATGCCACTTTCGAGCGTTGAAAGATCCCATGAGAGCGGGCCACTGATCACGGGGTGTCCTGTTGACCTCAGCGAGCATATTCTCAATGTTGGCCAGCGCGGTGATCTCCCAATCACGAGGCGTCGACCCTGCCTCGCTGTCACAACGCTCACGTGCAAGCCGAAGAGCCGTATGAACTGTTGCAAGCTCGATATTGGTCATTCCAGCCTCCTTGTTCTTTTTAATTCATCGGATGAACAGAGAACACAATTTGTGAAACTTTTGTGTCTTCCCGTCAACAGGTGAAGTTGTGATTGGCGGAAGGGTGGTCCGACTCTCCGTAGTGCTTCTTCAGGAAATCATGATAGTCATTGAGCGCGTGGTCCTGCGGCTGGACATTGCGCCAGTCACCGAGGACAAAGATCCGATAAGCGTCTGAGGCGTACTTCCCGACACCGTGGAGCTGGAGGACATCATTCCACTCGCCCCGGTCATACTGCGCCGACATCTTCTTCAGGGTGTTGACGCGCTTCTTCCACATGCCGAGGGTGCGGATGACCTCGGTGAGCTCTGCCTCATCAGCTTCTGAGAGCGACTTCGCGTCAGGCCACCGCTGGAACATCCTCTCCACCACCGGCTCCATCTGCTTCCTCGTGGTGAGGTTGAGACAGAGACAGCAGACAAGGATCTTCCAGGGATCAGGCCAGTACTTCTCTTGGATTAGTCCGTACTTTGGGGGAGTCCACAAGCTTCACCTCCGTATCAAGATAATAAATCTTGTCGGAGACTTTACAATCCTGTGGACCTTTCCTTGTTACTTCGCGGGGAGAGCGAGGAGGGCGGGCCAGATTGACTCGTCACCGGCAGCCACCTTCGCTTTCACGACCGTCTCGGCAAGACCGAGGGCCAGACAAAGAGCAGCGATGCTCTTGGGTCCGATTGCTCCGTCGATCTTTCCGATGTCGAATCCGGCCCTGCAGAGGAGGGCCTGCGTGACTGCGGGGAATCCCTGGAGGTCTCCGTGACCGACGAGGAGGGCACCGCAGAGTGCAGCCTGCTCGTAGCCGAGACGGTTGAGGACGCCGGTGAGCTCCCCCCAGAAATCGAAGTGCCAGGCCTCTTTCGCGCCCTCATCGGCAGTCTTGATGATCGGCTTCCAGCCGAGTGGGATTGCAAGCTCCCAGAGCTTGTCGAGCTGCTGGTTGGCCGGAAGGCCGGGGAACTTGAGCTCCGAGAGGTGCACGTCGATGGAGCGCCCAGCATTGTGTCCCGAGCGACCCGGTAGAGCCACGAAAGCGTTCTTCATCGTGGACGCGTTCCAACCTGCAGAGCCTGGTGCAGGCTTGCCGGCATTCACCCAGTTATCGTACTTGGCTCTTGCACTCTTCTGCACCGCAACGTCCCTGTGACACTCGGTGATGCGAAGATCCCCACCAGCAGCGGTAACCGCATCTGAGAGCGCCTTGAGGGCCGGCGCCATCTCGGGGTGAGCAACTCCAGCCTTGCCGAGCTTGGCAAGCGGAGTGAGGTTAGCCCTGGGACCACCCGTCCCTCCAGACTTGTTGTATGACGACGCGATTGAAAGATCGACTGGTACGAGACTCACTGGCGGCATTTGTCATCCTTCGCAGGACCTTGTGTTCCTGCTCATCGATAACTATACGGCTTTTTCAGTAAGGCGCGTGGAATCTTTCCTCGACCCTTCCCGCAAGGCCGAAAGCCTCGATAGTGTGCTTGAAGGGGTTGGTTGGAATGCCAGCGACTATATTGAGCATTTTCTCAGCGATCTCCCTCACTTCCTTCTGCGCATCGCTCTTCATTCGCAGGTTGAGAAAGTGATTGAAAGAACGCCAGTTGAACATGATGTCCATCGTCACCTGATTGCCATAGGGCAGGTAGAATCGTGCAGATTCCTTCGCCCGCTTTCGGTCCATCCCACTCTTCACAAGGCGATCAAGCGTATCATGGTAGCGCATGATCGCGTCTTCCATGAACGCGATGTACTTCGCTTTCTCGACAGTGGGCCAGTCATCCGGCACCACGTACTTGTCGTCCTTCAGCTCCTTGTACCTCGCGGACTCTGCGTTGATGGAGACACCGATGCGGTGCTTCAGGAGGTGGATGTGGGTTGCAGTGTCAACCGTCACGAGGAAGTGGAGAGAGCTCTTCTCGAACGGAGTCTCGTGTCCGTTCTCCGCGAGCATCTTCAGGAGCTCTGGAATTCTCTTCCTCTTCTCTAGACTGATGTCCCTGCTTGTGCTCGTCCACGCTGAGAGGGCGTGAGCCTCGTCTCCACCGTACCAACCAATGAGCTCGACCTTGTTCTCTTGAAAGGGCATTTCTAATCCTCAGTCTGGCAAATTTGTCCCAGAATATCTCAAATCCCCACTGCAGAATCGTGAGGGTGGAGCCGGTCAGGAAGACTATTCCTGCCGACTCAGAAACGTTGTTGGTGAAGAGGAAAGCTATTGTGAAGCCGTACAGCATGGAGAAAAACCTCCACGCAATAACCTTCGCCAGGAGCTCTACTTTAGCTGGTTTCACTCCACTCCGCAGACCGTCTCAAGCAGGAGACGAGTGACGACGTACGGATCGACATTCGCGCATGGGCGGCGGTCCTCGAGGTAACCCTTCTGCTCCTGAGCAACGTGCAACGGGATTCGAATCGAGGCCCCCCGATCACTCACTCCCCATCGGAACTCTCGGTAGGAACACGTCTCGTGGTGACCAGTGAGACGAAGCTCAATACCGTGACCGTAGCGAGCAATGTGATGCTCGTGGCGAGAGCGAAGTCTCTCGCAAGCTTCCTCAATCGCATGGATTCCTTCAGGTTCACGCATCCTCTTCGTGGAGAAATTGGTGTGAGCACCGGCCCCGTTGAGCTCAGCGACAGGCTTCGGATCAAGCTTCACGGTGATCCCATGCTTCTCGCCGATCCGGTAGAGGAGCCAACGAGCAAAGATGAGATGGTCAGAGACCGTGAGGGCGTCGGCGGTGCCGATCTGGAATTCCCACTGTCCCGGCATCACCTCAGCGTTGATACCACACAGGACGATGCGGGAATCGAGACATGCTGCCATGTGCTCCTCGACAAGCTCCCGACCGAAGACCTCATCGGATCCAACACCACAGTAGAAGGGACCCTGCTGAGGAGGGTATCCGCCCGTGGGCCAGCCGAGGGGCCGGCCGTCCTTGAACATCGTATACTCCTGCTCGATACCGAACAGGGGCTCGTGGTCAAGGGTCTTCTCAACAACTTCACGAAGCTTGCTGCGAGTGTTTGACTCGTGGGGCTTCAGATCCGCGGTGAAGACCTCACAGAGGACAAGGATATGGATTCTCTCATGATTCTTCTCTCGAGTGGGATCGAGGATGAAACTTGCAGGTATGAGAAGACAGTCGCTCTTGTCGCCTGTCGCCTGTCCCGTGGAAGAACCGTCGAAAGTCCAGCGCGGGATGTCCTCAATCCCGAAAGGCTTGTTCTGGTTGTCGTAACGGAAGACCTTCGTCTTGCTGCGAAGCTTGTGAGTCGGATGGCTTCCGTCCTGCCAGATGTACTCGGCTACGATGTTCATGCTTAGTCCAGAGTGTAATTGAGATCGATCTTACAGGTGAGGGTTGGAATGCGGAGCTCATTGGCGAGGTTGTGACCCTTCGCATCGTTGGCGTCGAGGTACCAGTCTGCGTGTCCGCGCTCATGGACCATCTTCAGGAAGTAGTCCGAGGGCTTGCCACAGTTGCGAGCCATCATCTCGTAGACCTTCTTGTTGAGGCGCTCGACCTCCTTCGCGTCGGCCTTGATCTCCTCGACCTTCCCCCAGGCGCTGCTGGAGACGTCATGGATCATGAGAGTCGCGTCTGGGTCCATGTAACGCTTCCCCTCGGCTCCGAAACTGAATAGGATCGCTCCGCAGCTCATTGCCTTGCCCTCGATGATGGTGGCCACCGGAACTCGGGAGGCCTTGATCGCCGAGATCATCGCCATGAGGGAGTAGACCTGACCACCGTAGGAGTCGATAACGACCGGAATCACCGACTGGCCCGTGTTCTGTGCGCGGCTCATCGCGTCCGTGAATTCCTTCGCGGAGTCCTCGTCGAACTTGTTGACTCGGATGATGATCGGGTCGACTCGAAGCTCGACTGCCTTGATGTGCTGAGAAACGTCTGCAATAAAGTTCACTGCGTACCCCGGTTGTGTTAGGTTGTGAATAGCCTTTTCGATTTCGTCTTCTTCACTTGCACTTGGAGAAGCCACACGCCTTGCAAGAGAGGCACCCCTCTTGATAGACGAGCTCTGAGTTACCACACTCAGGGCACCCCTTTTCGCTTGACTTTGTACCATCCTTGATGTACCCCTTGAGAACTCTTGCGATTACTCTGGCATATGAGAACATGTCACTGTTCTTGTCCTTCTGAAGCTGCTCGACGATGTACTGAAGCGGGACCTCGTGTCTCAGAGCAAGAGAGATGGTCCTCGTGAAGGCTCCCTGCGTGGGATTGTCGAAGAGGTTCACCACATCCTTGAAGACAAGGTTCTCATCGTCACCGACAGGTACCATGAGATTGTAGGTTGCCACTCCGTCCCTCTTACCATTCTTGACCAGTGACCCTGATTTGTATCTCTTCGGGATCTCAATATTCTCAGGAATGCCGCAGAACACCTCGTAAGGCTTGCCATCGCTGAGACCAACCAGCACTAGCCACGATTCAGTGCTCTCTCCGTTCCTGATATTTGCACGGTGAATGTCGCAGTGAAGAGTCTTCGAACGCTTGGGAGTGATTCTCCCCTCCTCGACTTTCTTCGGTTCGTCATTCTGGACGAGCACGCCTGTCCTGCATCCGTCACGGTAGACCGTGAAACCCTTGCAGCCCATCCTCCAGGCCTTCAGGTAGACGTCATTCACGATCTCTTTCGTGGCAGAATTGGGGAGGTTACACGTCTTAGAGATTGAGTGATCAATCCACTCCTGCGCCGCCGCCTGGATATCAACGGACTTCTCCCATTCAATATCATTCGCAGTGCCGCCCCAGTATGGACTCTCCTTCGGGTCGGTCTTGCCCGTACGATCCATCCACTTCTTGAACCAGTGATGGTAGACAACGTACTCTTGCCACTTGTCGCCCATCGGATCAACGAAATCTACCCTGGAGACGAGGTCTCCCTGAGTGATCTTGCGACGACGCTTGTAGGAGAGGAGGAAAGCTGGCTCGATGCCGGATGTTGTCCGAGTGAGGCAGGAGACCGATCCGACGGGAGCCGTGGTAGTGAGAGCAATGTTGCGCCGACCGGTGGTCTTCCACATATCGTAGCTGTCACCGTTGCAGGCTGTCATCACCTTCTTCAGGTAGAGGTGATCCTTCTCCTTCTCAAAATTGAATGCCGGGAAAGCACCGCGCTCCTGCGCCATGATGAGAGAGGAGCGGTGAGCACCGATGGCAAGAGCTCTGTAAATCTCACGAGTGACCGTGATGGAGCACTCGTCACCGTAGCGAATGTTCATTGCAGCGAGTGCATCGCCAAGTCCCGTGATCCCAAGACCTGTTCGTCGACCGTTCTTGCCAGCCGCGCGGATCTTGTGCCAGAGATCCCATTCAATCCGCTTCACGTGATCTGGCTGCGGGTCCTTCTCGATCTTCTCGAGGATTCGATCCACACACTCAATCTCAAGATCGACAAGGTCATCCATGAGACGCTGAGCCTTCATCACGACCTCATCGAATCTCGCAAAATCGAACGTGGGACTATCACCGAACGGATGATTCACGAATGACGTGAGATTGACAACCATCAGTCGACAGGAGTCGTAAGGACTGAGAGGAATCTCTCCGCACGGGTTGGTGGAGATCGTCTTGTAGCCAACGTCACGGTAACAGTCGACAATACCCTGGTTTACGATGGTGTCCCAGAAGAGAGCACCAGGCTCAGCAGAGGACCACGCGGCATCCACGAACTTGTCCCAAATCTGTCTAGCGTTGACAGCCCTGCAAATCTCAGAGTCCTCGGGACTTGACTCGACAGGCCAGCGCAGCATGAAGTCAGTGTTACCCTCAACCGCCCGCATGAACTCGTCCGTGAAACGGATAGAGATGTTCGCGCCTGTCACCTTCTTCAGGTCACGCTTGATGTCAATGAATGTCTCAATCTCTGGGTGGCGACAGTCGATCGTCAGCATGAGGGCGCCACGACGACCGCCCTGGGCTACCTCTCGGCAGGAGTTGGAGAAGCGCTCCATGAAGACACCGATGCCGTCGGTAGTACGGGCAGCGTTGGAAGTCGGCTGACCCTTCGGTCGGATCGTGGAGACATCGAAGCCGACGCCACCGCGACGCTTCATGATCTGGACCTGCTCCTGATCCGTGAAGAGGATTCCCGCGTAGCTGTCGTGGGGCTGATCCACCACGAAACAGTTCGACAGGCTCTGCAGCTGGTAGTAATTTCCGATTCCTGACATCGGAGAACCCTGGGGGACGACGTCCTTGAAGTCCTTCAGGAGCTCGTAGATCTCGTCTTCGCTCATCGGGTTCGGATACTTTGCCTCAATACGGGCAAACTCCTTCGCGAGTCGACGATGCATCTGGTCCGGATTGGTCTCCAGCAGGTTGTCTTCAGCATCCCTTAGAGCGTACTTCATGAAGACATCAGGGGCGAGCTCGTCACCCTCAAAGTATTTCGATGTCTGCTCAAGCGCGATCTGTCGCGTTATTTCGTCCATCACTTCGCTCCCATTACTTGGTTCCACTTGTCTCGCATGAGCTTCTTCCTGTCATTGTCATCCTGCGAGATTGCTTCCTGAAGAGTCAACGAATTTTCATCCAGGACCTTGATCTTAGACCTTGCCGTGTCAATGTGTACTGGGAAGAGAATGCCATCCCTCCCTGCTCGATTCTTTGCGACAAACAGCCGGCCGGCGCCTGTTGCCTTCTCTGTTGCCTTGCGTGAAAGAGAAAGCACCACGTCGGCGACCATTGCCTTTCCGTAAGACTCCGACATGTTCTCCAGCCCGACCACGTCGGAATTTGAAGAGTCCCTGTTCGCCTGGGACGCGGTCCAGATCGGGATGGCCCTCTCCATGGCAAGGTTACGAAGCTCCTCATAGATGAGCTTCAGCTCAAGCCGGAGAGCATCGTACTCTCTTGTCGAACGCATGATGTCTGCGTAGTCGATGAGGAGAACATGGGGGACGAAACCTCGAAGCGCAAGCTTCTCTAGATGGCTTCTGATGGTCCCCACTGTCGCTGCGCCGGTCGGGTACTCCTTGATGATGAGTCTACCGAGCTCCATCTCCTTGTACTTTTCGAGGACTTCCTGCTTCGAGTCTTGAATCTCATTCGATGCGATGTTGGTAAGATTCGAATCGTAACGAATTCCGACCGCAGTCTCTGTGAGCTCGAAAGTGTAATGAACGACATTCTTCCCAAGGCGAAGTGCATGGGCACCGAGCTGGACAAGCATGTGAGATTTGCCGACGCCGGTGTTCGCCACAATAACACCGAGCTCGCCCTTACCCAGACCGCCATTGAGAACGGTCCTCTCGTCAATTTCTTCAATACCAGTCGGACAAGCAAGTCGATTGATCTTCACGAATCGAGCCTCTGCATCCTCGAAGAAGTCATGGCCCACCGAAGAGGTCATCCCCACGGAGACAGCCTTCTTCATCATGTCAACGACTTCCTCGTACTTGTCCTTCGAGATGAGCTCGACAGACTTCTCAAGTGCCTCCTTCATTGCCTGCTTCCGGCAGAAGTCAAGCGACTTCTCCTTCACGTAGACAATATCACCCATGTCCGGGGAGGAACGCATCCGGCTCAAGTACTCAACGACCTGTTCCTTCAGGACCGCGTTCGACTGTTCCTTCAGTTCGTCCTTGATGATGGTGATGAGGAGCTGGAGGGTCGGGAAGCACTTATACTTGGCGTAGTACTTGAAGTACTTGTCCGTGAGGTACGCGAGATACCTGAGGTCAAAGTAATCAGGGCTCATCACCTCCGAAATTTGGGATGCCCAGTTATGATCCGTAAGAAGTCCTTGGAAGATCTGTTCCTGGAACTTGCGTCCATACCCTTTGAACAGAGCCTCACTGCTGGCTTCACTCATCAATTCGCTCACTTTTGTAGATTGACGGTTGCTTGGAGATAGAATCTATCAATGTCGAAGGTTTTTACACCTCTCCCCACGAGTGTTCGAATGAGTTCCATCTTGTTGCCGCGCGGAACTTCTATCTCCATCGTGGAGTTGAGCTTACCGACCTGGTTACCGCTCAGGTTGGAAACGTCGAGGTTCATAAGCCGCCAGTTCCTCTTGGCGACTTCAGCTCCATCGATTATAGACTTCATCACCTTCAATTTTGAAGCCTGTGGATGATTTTTAGCGCATTCTATGATTTCTTCTACGTCGACCAGCCTATCATCAGCGAGCTGAGGGAAGCGCTTCACTAGAGTACGTATCCCGACGCCTTCGAGTCCGGGTAGAGAGTCTGAAGAATCTCCCGCAAAGCACCTTGCCACGCATAGGTTCAGGGGCAGGACTCCGTATCTCTCCCTCACCCACTCGGTGTCGACAAGGGCTTTCAGGGTCGGAGACCATATCTTCACCTTGTCCGTGACAAGTTGCAGGTAGTCGTGGTCCGAAGAGACAATGATGACGTCATCTCCCTTGTAGGAGTATTTCGCCATGTAGCCGATGACGTCATCGGCCTCACAGTCTGAGATATAGACCTGCCGGACTGGGACACACTTGAGACAGGCAACAAGAAGCTTCACCTGCCAATTCCTGTTCTCGACAGTGTCCGGGATGTCTCCCTCGTGGAAGCGATTGAGTTTCTGCGGCTTCCTGCGGCTCTTGTAGTCAGGATAGAGTTGCCGCCTTCGGAGAGACCCTCCGCCCTCCCAGACGACCACACACTCTCTCGGAGTGTGTTGGGTTATGAGGGAGCCGAGAGACTGCAGGAATCCCACGGCTCCCCCTACGTGCTGACCCTCGACCATGAGCGGGTTTGCAATGAAATTTCTGATGAACAGATTCATTCCGTCCACCAGCATCACGGGTCGAAAGCTCATTTTCACTCCGGAGAGATGTTCATGCCAGATTCACTCAGGTGATCAGCGAGAGATCTCACGTCCTCGTAGGAGTCCGGATCGATGTCAATCTCTTCCTTCTTCGCAGAGAGTCGCACCATTGTCTTCTCGAGGAGGCCCTCGATCCAAGGCTTGTACTCAGGATGAATCATGATGTCCTTGAAGTCGTTCTTGTAGAACTTCTTCTCGATCACGTTCACGTTCTTCTCATTCGTGACTCGGAGGACCTTCCAGGTTCCAGCTCCCTCAATCTCGACCTGGTGGTCGTTCACCATGTCAGGACCGTGATCACGGAGGATGTCGAAGAGCTCCTCGTGCTCCTCGATTCCCTGCCCAAAGATGATCCGGAAGTTCGCAGTCCGGAATGGGCGGGCAACCTTGTTCTTGATGGTCTTCGCAGAAACCTGGATGCCGAGGACCTCGTCGTTGGGTCCCTTGATCTGCTGACCGGCACCGAGTTTGATGCGGACCGAAGAGTGGAAGGGAACCGCATTCCCGCCAGGAGTCGTAGTGGGATCACCGTACATCACACCGATCTTCGTACGGATCTGGTTGAGGATGACGAAGAGGACATTCTGGTCGCCGATGACGCCGGTGATCTTGCGCATTCCCTTCGAGAGGACTCGAGCCTGGAGACCGATGGTGTTCTGATCGTACTCACCGTCCAGCTCGGCCTTTGGACTCGTGGCGGCGAGGGAGTCCCAGATGATCGTGATCGGGACGTCCTTTGCTGCAGCCTTCGCCTTCAGGATCGTCTTCTCTGCGATATCGAAGACCTCCTCGGTGCAGTGAGTGTCAACATAGACGAAACGCTTCGAGATGTTGACGCCGAGAGCCTCGAGGTTCTCAGGGTTCGTGGCATTCTCCGTGTCAATGTAGACTGCGATCCCGCCCATCTTCTGCGTGGAACGACAGATCTGCGCGGCAAGGTGCGACTTACCGATAGAGGGCGGCCCAAAGATCTCGATGATGCGTCCCTCCGGGAGGCCTCCGTCCCTCCGGTTTGCGATGATGTAGTCAAGTCCCTTTGAGCCTGTCGAGATCCACCGCTTCACGTGGGTGGGGGACTGGTCGGACGCGAGGTTGTAAGCCACTCGGTGTCCCAGGTCCTTGTTGAGTGAGCTGATGAGATCTGCGGTGAAGTCCTCACTCGCGCTGTTGGTCTCATTGTTCTCAGTTACCTTCCGCTTTGCCATTCATTTCCTCCCATCTGACTGTATCACACTCGTGAGCTTTGTTCAAAGACAGCTCGGCCCCGGCATGAAGCCGGGGCCGAGGGACTGTCAGGAGTCCAGGTCCGCGAAAGCGTCCTCAATGTCGTCGAAGCTCTTCTTCGGAGTGGTCTTCGGCTTGTTACCGCCACCGCGAAGCTCCGCGATGTCCTCATCAAGGTTCTCGGACTTGCCCTTCATCGTCCCGGCAGACTCGGTCTTCGCATCCGAGGAGCCGCCGTTGAGCCAGTCGTTCACCCGCTTCTCGATCTCATCAGGGGACATGAGATCCTCATACTCATCGAGCTTCGGGATCGAAGTGAGCCAGGTCTTCACCTGGTCACGATCCTTCGAGAGCGGGGAGGGGTTCGCACGGGGCTGGAACTTCGTGTCGGCAAACTGCTTCCCAGGCTGCTTCGTCACGGTGACCTTCAGGTCACGGCCATTGTCAACGTCCGTGATGTCACCGTAGTCCTCGTCCAGCATGAGGCGGAGGAGGTCCTGGTAGATCATCTTGCCGAAAGACCAGAGACGGACTCCCTTGTCCTCCTCACCCCGGACCACGACGGCGGCATAGGTCCGCATCTTCGGGTAGAGCTTCTTGCAGAGCTCTCGGCTCGCATCGGAACCGTCCTCGCGCAGCTTGTTGATGAGGTCCTGGATTGGATCCTTCTTGCCGAACTGGTGGGGGGAGAGGATCGCTCCCGCCTTGTCTCCACCGATACCGTAGTAGTACCAGCGGTCGATGAAGGGCTGACCGTCATTGTTCGGCATCGCGATGATGCGGATGTTGTAGTCCTTGCCCTCCTCGGGGCGCCACATGATGTTGGACTTCTTGTTCTGACCGGAAAGCTGCCCAAGCTTCTTACGGAGTGCGTCAAAATCGATTGCCATTTGTCTTTTCCCTTGATTGTTGGAGTTGAGCAACCAGGAACGTCTCCCCTCCTGGTTGCCTCATTGCGGGGTTACCGCAAGGAGATTGTTGAAATTTGTCTTGACATGTTCAAGATTTCTTCTTTTTCTTTTTGAGTGGCTTCACCCTTGGGTTCTCCTCAGGAGCTCCGCCGGGGTGTCCGAGCGGGACTATGTAACCCGCTACGGCTCCCACTCCAGAGAACTCATCAAGCTCTTCTTTCTTGTCTTCCTCGACAAGCATCCTGATGAGACTTCTGAGAGTGGGTTCCACTTCATTAAGTATTCTTTCCGAACACCCACTGCCTCGCCTGGGTCACCAGAATTGCGAGCTGGGGCTCGGAACCGAGGTAGAATCGATTCTCCTCGCGGTGGAGGCCGTGGGAGAGGGCTATCGCGGTCCATTCTTCCGGCGTGAGTCTCAGACCGAAGTCCTGAAGCAGTTGGAGGGACCTGTGAGCAACCGGTGACTTTGGGAGCTCATCATTGTACCGGTAGAGGATTCCCTTCTTCCTCTTCCAGTCCTCGTCCTGGTCGAGGAGGTAAGGTCGCGTCCTGTCTCCCACAGATCCGATCCCGTGGAGAAGACCGACAAGGATGACCGAATCCTGTGGGATGTCGAGGTTGAGGGCCTTTGCGAGAGTCCTCATCTTTGATGTCACAGAGAGTGTCACCTCAAGAAAGCCTCCGGGACCGCATCCCTTCCCGACCTCGTCAACAGACGCAGAGCACATCACTATGCGCTCTCCCATTTCCTCCAACATTTTGTCAAGACCCTCACGATCAACGTGATTCGCAAGTTTCTTGTACGTACCCCAGAGTGTCTCAATGTCTCTTGTTTCCATGAGAGACTGTAGTACTCTTCGGTGAAATTTACACCGGAAGGTTGATGTAGACCTTCATTGCCTCAGGAGTGTGCTTCACGGCCTGAGAGTCCGAGGGATTGAAGTCGATGAGACCGAGGTTCGAGGCCGCGGTGAAGAGAGCCCCAAGGTAGCGTGCGGCCCTTCCTGTCGGTATCGCGGGCTTCTTCTCGCCGTCCGCGTCATCGATCTCGTATGACTTCACCACGACCTCGACAGACCAGCCCTCTCCCTCTGATCCCACGACAGAAGAGCTCTCAAAAGCGAGGGAGATCTCAGGACTGTTGAAGGCCTGAGAGATGACCTTATTCGCTTTCTCGCGGTTTGAGGCACCGGTTATTGACGAGGGGCTGATCTTCAGGTTGCTGAAGAGCTGGCCCGGATTGCTCTTCGCCAGCGCAGAGATGTTGGCAACCTGCTCTGACTGCTTGCCCTTGTTCGCTGTCTTTCCCATACGCTTGCCCGAGGTCTTCGGCTCAGCTTTCGGTTGAGATTTTGAGGTCGGAGCAGGCTTCGAGTCGGTCTTCTCTTGTAGCATTGAACGGATCTGTTCTCTTATGAATCTCTCTGTGTCCATATCTCTAAGTATCCTGCTCCACCCTCTTGATGCTGAGGAAGTACTTCCCGAGGGGCTCAACGTTTATCTCCATCGGGGAAGACGCGAGCTCCCTGTAGAGGTCATTCTCGATGTCGACCACGAGAGCGTCATGGAGGACGAAGAGCGGGACCATCTCGAGGTACCGCCTTGCGATCTTTCCGAAACCGATGAGAGAGACATCCACCGAGGTCGATTGGATGAAATACGGAAGCCTCAGCCTGTCATTCTCAGGCATTAGGGGGCGTCCGTATAGGTTTACCAAAGGGGTCGAAGAGAGGTGTCTCTCGTGTATCTCGTGTGTACGAAAGAACTTGTTCACCACCGACATCGTGGCGGGATCCGAGTGCGTGCTGCCGTAGAGGGAGGCGAGAGTCGCGACCTTCAGCTTTGCTCGGCTCAGCTGGGACCCTGTCTCTTCTCTCATTGCCTCGTAGATGTCTAGAGGGGTCTCATCACGAGTGAGGAGAAGGGTTGTCCTGGGTTCCAGGGAGACGAAGTCAATGAGGGCTATGACGCCCTTCCTGAACCTCGACTTCATGACTTGCCTGTGCTGCTTCGAGAGGTTCAGAATCTTCGGTCCCGATGTCACCCGAAGTCTACCGGTGGCAGAATCGTGAGAGTACTTCACGACTGGTAGCTCGTTTCCCCTTTCCGGTAGGAAGCTTCTGAGGAAGCCGTTCTCAGACTCTGAGAGAAGTCTCTCCACCTCTTCCCTGTCGACAAGGGCAGGCTGCAAACGCTCAAGAAGTCTCCTGCTCTCTACCAGCGTGTTGAGGTAGGGAGACTCACTGACTTTCTCAAAGCCCTTCTCGATTCCCTGGGAGAAGGTCTTCAGGCTCTTCACAAACCTTTCTTTCCCAAGGGCACGCATCCAGTTGACATTGCTGCCTGCGTGAATCGTCTCATAGGAAAGACGCAATTCTCCTGGGACCAGGTCAGGAACCTCGATCCCAAAGACAGGGAAGATCTCATCAAGGGCCTTTGCGACTGTCACATTGCTTCCCGTGACAAAGTCTTCACCGTAACTTTTCACCTGCTTCAGTGACTTGCCGTCGACCCTGATGGACAGGTCAGATCCCAGCATGTCCTTTGACACGACAAATGGAGGCATATCGAATCATTGCTCAACAAGCAAGATTGTTCATGCACTTGCCTCTGTCTGTGACGAGACGAACGAGGCCCAGTCGTTGGTGCCGATGCTGATGTCGGAGCCCGTGGAGGCCTCGTACCCGAGCCAGCCGACGAGGGCATTCCGCTCGTTCTTGTTGGCGGGCATCAGGTTCGAGATGCTGTAGACCCTCGCAGAGACGTATCCTGCTGTGCCGAGAGTGAGGGGAGCCACGACGATGCAGAGGTTCGGGTTCTCGTTACTCTTTATGCTTGAAAGAGTCTTCTCTGTGTTCGAGTCGAGAATGAGATAGTTCTTGCCATTCGAGAATTTCGTGACCGCGACCTTGCTTGTCTTGTCCACGACTACCGCGACGCCTCTCACTGGTAGGGGGTTAGCAGTGATCTCGCTGTAGATGGCGCTTGCGTCAAGGGCCAGAGCCGTGATGAAGTCTGCAGGTGTCCCAGCAGCCTTCTCCGAAGTCGTAGTGTCGGTGGTTGTGGAAGAGGTCTCGGAAGT